TGGCGAGGATCGAGCCGAGATTGCTGCCGACCTGCCCGCCCGTCCCCATCAGCCCGGAAAGGATGCCATACCGGTTGTTTTGGTTCGCCCAGTAATTCTGTAAGTATTGCGAATAACTGCTGTCGGCCAATCACTTGGCAAAAGTAGCGAGCGACTTGCCGAGCGGCCCCGAGAAGTCACCGCCCATGCCCGCGATTCCGGTGGCAGATGCTTGATTCTTCGCCGCCAACTCACCCTGTTGCAATGCAAAGGCGTAACCCGGCAACAGGCTCGGATCGGTGAGGTTCGGCATCGCGCCGAGCGGTCCCGCCTGCCCCGGCACCCCACGGCTTCCAGAGATCTCACCCCAAAGCTCATCGGCCGCATTGGCACCTGCCGTCACATAGGGCGACAGCAGGTTGCGGATATTGCCCGCCGCATCGGTGAGATAGCCAAGGCCACGATCAGCCCCCGCCTGGATCGCCTGAATCGTCGATGGCAGATACCGCCCGAGGACATCGGCGCCATAGCCGAGCGCGTTTGAAATACCGCCCAGCGCATTGAGCTGCCCGCTATAGAGCGCATCGAGGTTGCGGTTCTGCAGATCGGTCGCCATCGGAATGGCGCCCTCGAGGATGCTGCGCTGGTAATCGAGTTGCTGCTGCAGCATCTGCCGCTGCTGGTTGGCGGCGTTCTGCGATGCGCCCGACGCGGTCAGCCCGCCAATAAGGTTCGCGCCCGCTCCGAGTGCCCCTGAGATGCCGATTGCCGCCGCAACCATCGCTATTCCCCGATCATCTTGCTCAGCCACATCTCAACCGGCTGATACCCCAGCGCCAGAAACAGCCGCGACGAGTCCCGGTGTAGTTTGCTGCCGACATAGACCCGCTTGACGCCACGGCGCTTTAGTTCCCGCTCATGGGAACGAAATAGCCGCACGCCGCCATACCGGCCACGCACTTCGGGCGACAGCCAAAAAATATCCATCCGCGCTTCGTAGCAGTGCTGATAGTGCAGCCCGGTCGTCAGCAGCATGATGCTGTAGCCCACCAGCTTGCCGCGCTCGCGCACCGCCATGGTCGACAGCACACCCTGGTCGTTCAGCATCCGATACCGCCGCCAGTCGGGCGCCAGGCTCACGCTTTGTTTGTCGAGCGCCAATTCCTCCCAGTGCCGCCGCAGCATGCCGGTGTCCTCGGCTTCCTGCAGCACGGCGACCGTGTCCTCGGGTTGGATCGACAGATGCTCCACGACTCACCCCGTCTGAATATCGACAAGCAGGTGGATACGATCGTCGGCGCTTTGGTTGCTCGCCGAGTGCATGGCCTTATGGTTGAACCACCACACCGTATCGGTTGGCATCTGCACGGTGTCTTCGCCGCAATTAAAGAGACATCCGGGGAGCCCCTGCACACAGACATGCAATCTGAGCCCGTCCTGCAGGGCATAGGCGCCGTAATCATCGGCGTGGGGCAGGATGGTGCCACCCGGCGGCAGCCGCGCGATGATGACCCGCCCCAGCGAAATGCCATTAAACCGCCGCATCAGGTTAAACACGATGTCGTGGCATTCCGGCAGCACCCGCCACGCCGGATACATGACCAGATCCAGATCATTCACCAGCGCATCGGGATCGCGGTTGCCCTCCCATCGCTCCGGCTTCGAATAGCGCAGCAGGATGTCGGACATGCCCTTAAAGGGACTTCCCTTAAATGTCGTCCGGTAAACGTGCTGATCCCACAGTTCCGGGTGCCGCTGCAGCGCCACACGCAACGGCAGCATGTCGGCATTGCCAATCGGGAGGAAATTTCTCATGCCACCGGAACCCACTGTGAAGAGGTTCCATCGCTGAACCAGATATACATTTTGTTGCCGTCAAACCAGAAATCGCCGATATTCGGGCTCGATGGGGCTGTATCGGCGATGACGACTCTGGACTGAAACGCCCCGGTCCCCGCTATGGGAACAATTAATGCGGCGGTTCCCGCAGACCCGCCCTTGCCGTAATACAGAATGTCGCTGGCTTCGTTATAAGCCATCTCCGCATTGGCAAGCGCACTGGGAGCACCGGCAGGGCTGGTGCGGCGTTTTATGCGCACCACATCCGCCATCAGAATGTCCCGCCATCAATCGTTATGCCGTCAATCGTGCCGCCGGTGATCGCCACCGCATTGGCGTTCTGGGTCGACATCGTGCCGAGCCCGGTAATCGCGGTATTAGGGATCGTACTGCTCGCGGTAAAGGCACTCGTACCGTTGCCCACGACATAGCCGGTAAGCGTCGTCGCACCCGTGCCGCCGCGGTTGACGGCGATTGTCGTCGCCGCCCATGTCCCCGTCGCCACGGTTCCGAGCGTGGTGATGCTGGCCTGACCGACATAGTTTGCGTCGATGTCGATATTGTCGGCGTTGGCAATGATTCGGTTTGCCGTGCCGACCACATCGATCGTATTGCCGGTTTTGGTAAGACCGGCGCCCGCCGTAATCGAGCCACCGCCGGAAAACTGCACCCAGGTGATGTTGGTGGTGCCGAGTGTGCCGCCCTGATCGGAGGTACAAACCCATCCCGTATCGGCATTGACCGTGCCCTGTTCGACAAAGGTGTAGGCCGACGGCACCTCGGTCCAGACATCCATATCGAGGGCACGGGTCCATGCCCCCGAGGCAACCACATAAATACCATTGGTCGGCACCGAGGTCTGATCCTTGACCAGGCAGCGATCGCCTGCCACCAAGGCAACCCCATCAACCGTCTGCGGCCCCGACAGCGTCAGATTGGCACCCGCCGATGCCGCCTTGACCGACTGCTTGGCATCCAATCCCGTCGCGACGTTATCGCAGTAATTCTTTGTCGCGGCGTCCTGCGCCGCCGTCGGATCAAGCAGGTTGGTGATCTTGTGGCTTGCCCAGCTAACATCGACATTCGGCGCTGCGATCTGATCGATACGTACCGAATGGACAAACGCCGTCGTCGCAATCGACGTATCGCTGTCGGTGTTGGGCTGGGTGACCGCTTGCGGGTCACCGGTAAAGACCGGGTTAGCGAGCGGTGCGCGGGTGGTATCGGACGGATGCACGTGGTCCCAGCGTGACCATTGCGTGCCACTGCCGGGGGCCGCGGTGCCATTGACGATAGGATTGCTCGCAGAAGACAGACCTTGACCGGCAATCGCGGCAATCGTGACGGCATTCCCGCCCGAATTGCCCTCGCCGTAGTAAAGGACATGATCGACTTCGTTGTAGGCGAGTTCGGCGCTGGCAAGGCTCGCCGGCGCACCGGGAGCGCCGGACGCGCGCCGCTTGATCCGCAGTACGTCGGTCAAAAGTTACCCCCGTCCAGAATATCACCGCTCTTCATTAGAACGGGTGTCCACGCGGCATTTTGCCGGCCATAGCCGGTGCCGTCGGTCGGTGCGTCGATGATCCCGCCGCCGCTACCCGCGGGTGAACTGACCCAGCTGGCATCCTGCCGGCAATAGGGTGTGCCATCGATCGGCGCCTCGGGTATTCCCCCGCCGCTGCCACCGCTCCCGACCTTTTCCTCGAGCTCGTAGACCGAGGAAAACAACCCCCAGAGAAACCGGTAGCTGATCGGTGTTGTCGTCCCGGTCTTGAGATCGACAAAGGGGTTCATCGCCGAGATCATCCCCTGCGCCGAGCAGGGGCGGCCCTCACCATTGATGCAGGCGCCATTGGTCGGGCTCACCGCAGCCGTGCCGCTGCGCGGCAGCCGCGGCGGGAACTGGCTGGGCATTATCGCGCTCATGCGCCGTCCCCTTGCATCACAACATTGCCGTTGGCGTCATAAAGCCGCCAGTAATCTGCGCCCTCGAGCATTCCCGGCGGCATCCCGCGCAACAGGTGCCGCACGGCAAATTCACTCGCCTCGCGCCGGCCGACCCGTTCGCCTAACGCCACACCATTGCAGTCAACCGGCATCTCACCGGCATAAAAGACAAAACACGCCAGGCTGCCGGCAAAGCGCACCGCTTCGCGTTCGATAGCCCGGTCGAGGGAGAGTGAGCGCTGAATCATCATGTTCCCTGCTGGATGATGTCGACCCATGCCCCGTTGAGTGTGCTGTCGCCGTTTTGCGACCAGGTCAGCCGGTAGACCCGGTCGCGCGCATAACCCAGCCGCCGCCACTGGTATTGCCCGTAGGTGCTGTTGTTGACGGTCTGCGTCAGCGGTGCACCGTAGCTGTGCCCCGCATCATCGCTAAAATCCAAGGTCACATGATCGGGCGCCGGCAGCATGCTGCCATCCATCGAGGCCGCAAACCGCGAGTGAATCAGCCGCTTGCCCTCGGCTTGCGCGTGCGGCCATGCCCGCTGCCGGATGATCGGTGTACCGCAATCATCATAGACAAAGCGCGAGAGCTCGAGGATGCGCGGCCCGGTGCGGTCACCAGCCAGGATGCTGTTCGGGCTGCCGCTCGAGGCAATCGCGCCCCATCCCGCCATGCAGCGCGGCAGCCACGCATCGCTGAGATTGCCGTAGGTCCGCTGATGCCACATCTGTGTGGCCGCGTCATAGACCCAGAACGCGTTTCCGGTGGGGAACCAGAAGGCGATCGATTCATGCCCACCGATCTGGTACGCCATGCCGATGGCATCGGTGAGGTTGGTGTATTTTGACCAGGCGTCCTCAACGGCGAAGGTCGAGATCCGGGTTGCCTGATAACCCTCGCCGCGCATGCACATATTGCGGCCCCAGCGATCCTGGCTGAGCCAATAGACCGCGTTGTCGGCAATGACCGGCGAAAAGCGTGCGACACAGCCTTGCTGCAAAATGCTGTTGGGCATCCGGGCAAAGGCAAAGGTGGCGCCGCCCGCATTAAACCAGATCTCCGTGGTGTTGTTGCCAAGCAGCCAGACATTGTCATGCAGCGCACAGCACGCCACCAGGTCGTCATTCCAGCCCGATTTTGGTGTCGCATAGGTCGCATCGAGCGGCAAAAAGGTGCCGGCCGTGCTGGTGTAAAAGGTCGGTGTCCCCGGCTTGTTAAAGACAAAAAAGCTGTCGATATAGTCGACCCGGTTTGACCCGTACCACGCTGGGTCGGTAATGGTCTGCAGGGCGCCCGCGGTATCGGCATTATTCAGCTTTACGGTCCAGCCGCCTGTCGTGCCGTCGCAGAACACCACATCGTCCTGGTTGTCGCAGATGCTGACGGGGTTGGTGTTGCTCGAGATCGTGCCGAGATGGGTATAGCTGGTCCCGGTGCCGTGCCAATTGATGACGTCGGCGCCGATGACAGCAAAGACATAACCGTTTGACGCGTCATAGAGCCCGCGCACCGAACCGGAGAAGGTGCCGGTATAGTCCGACAGCACCTTGAGCCCCGGTGCGGGGTAGTGCGTCACGGGGAACGGCGCATCTTTTGGATTGGGTTCGGGGTAGAGATTGATGCAGGCCTGCGCATTGGCGATGACACCGCGCGCCTGGTAGGAGCCTTGGGTCAGCGGCAGCTGGGTCACGAAATCTTCTCCAATTGGCCGATCCGGCCCAGCAGGTTCGCGATCTCCGTCGCCGTGCGCTCGTTCTCCCTCACCGCATTATTCGCCACCTCGCGCAGATGATGGACCTCCTGCCGGGTGCCGATCGCCTGCACCAGCGAGACTTGCGCCTTGCGTGCAGTCTCTTCGTGCTCGGTGATCAGCGCCTGATGCTGTTGCAACGTCGCTGCCACGGGTTGCTGCTCAAGGCGAGCGAGCCGCAGACGCTGATCATCGTGGATCTTATCGAGGTGTTCGACCATTTGCTCTAGTCGGGCAACCGCTGTCTCAACGTCCCGCTGCAGACCGTCGACGCGCTGCAAAACGGCCCCCAAATGAGACAGCGGCGCCCACTCAGCTTCATTGCGTTGTCGAGCATGGAGGGTAAGCATATGCTCGACGAGCTGAAGCCGAGCCTCGATGCGCCCCAAGCGCATTTCCAATTGCACCACCGCGGCATCAGGCATCAGCGCTTGGGCGAGCGCCTGCTCCGCGTACTCCCGCAGTGTCGCAAAATTCTCGTTTAGCGCTGCCGCAGTCAGTTGCTGACCGGCACCCCAGGTATGCAGACCATTGTCAGGCAAATGGCCCATGGCTTACCCCAGATTGGTAACAACCGGTATTCCCGCCGCAATTTCTGGAAACACAAAACCGCCCATGGGGTTCTTTAGTCTCGCGCCCGTCGCGAGCAGACCAGCCGGCATCTTCAGCGGTTGCAGCGCGTAATTGGTCTGTCGCATGACATTGATCGCCGCGCGCGCCGCCGCCTCGAGGTTTTGATCCTGCGGCAATTTGTAATTAACCGTCAGTAACAAGGCGAGTTGATACATCAAGGCGAGTTGCGTTTCCGCCGGCAGAATGGTTTCGAGTTCAACAGTCTGCGCGCCCTCGGCGGCAAGATCGATCGAGGTTTGCCAAGCGACATAGAGCATAAAATTGGCTTGGATGGTGATCGGCCACAGATAGAGCGTCGCCACCGGCACGATCGGGTCGTAGTAGATGAGGCTCGGCCAAGAATGCAGGTTTTTTAGCGCGATCGAATCGTATTCCTGCCGGCTGCCGAGCACCCGCAGCGGAAAATCGACAGGATAGCTGTTTGGCCCCGACCCGGTGAGTTGCCGCAGGTAGCAGGACTGGATGTTCGCCGGCCGGAAATTGCCGTCGGTGACAATGTCGGGATCGCCCCCGCTCTCCGATCCCGCCGGCCCCACGCTATAGGTCGGCTTCCCCGAGATCAGCGGGATCATGTCGTAGTTGAGGCGGTAAACCAGCCACCGCTTCTGCCGCCACTGCTGCAGGATCAGCACCAGCATCTGCTGCGCGTCGGTAAGATCTTGGGGCAGAGCAACCTGCCCGACCCCAAGCACGCCCGCGGTGCGCAGACTGAGACTGACGAGATCCTGCACCAGCACGACAGGTTAGCCCTTGTTGGCGTCCTGGATACTGCGGATGCCGGGATCGATCCCCATGCGGCGCGAGCCGGTGCGGCCAAAGGTGCCGCACGGTGTCGCCGGACGGTCCATCACCTCGGCCCCCGGCAGACCGGCATTGCCGGGACCGGCATCGTAGCGCCCGCCACCCATGCGTGAGCCTTCTTTTGGTCGCGTATAGGCATCCCGGCTGGTTGCATTCGGCGTGCCGCCGCGGACATCTCGTGCCATTGCTCAAGCTCCCTTTTTGCTAAAGCCGTAATCCTCGAGAACGCTTTGCATCACCTCGCGCATCAGCACGGCAAGCGGGTCGGTGCCTGAGGTGCTCGCCGACGTTGTCGCGGGACGCTGCTGGTGGATGGGGAGCGGCATTTGCTCCCATCCCTCGCGGGCCAGCTTGTCGTGCTCCTCGGGCGTTTCGGCGATGATGGTGCGCCCGTCCGGGTGATAGAGCATGCGCGGGTAATCGATCCGCCCGCTATTTCCCGGTACCGCCCGCGCCTGCGCCATGCGCTACTCCCTTATGGAATATCAGCCACCTTGACCACCCATTCCGGCCGCACGAGCAGCGAACCGAACAGGATGTCCAATCGGGTGATAAACTGGTCCGAGAGTACCGCATAATCCGTGACCATGCGCAGCGAGATCCCATCGTATGTCTCGCGTGCCGCCTCGTGCGTTCCCCGCGGCAATTCGAGCTCGGCGGTCGCGAGCGTAAAGGCTTCGCCATAATAGGCAAAATTCTCGCGGTAGCTGCTCGACGCGGGCGTGACAAAGACGATGTTCGCGCCGCCCGCGGGGCTTGCCGTGACCGTCTGGAACGGCACCGGATTACCGCCGGAGGGTGGGGTGATCGGCGGGTAGATCGACAGCGAGGTTGCGCCCGCATTGGCTGGCGCCGTCACGGTAAACTGCGCCAGGCTGCCCGTCGATTGCTTGGTCACGCGGTTGACCGCGTAGACGCCCGCAATGGTAAAGGTTTCGCCGAGATTGAGCGGACCCGCGAGGGCCGACACGGTGAGCGTCGACCCGGTCTGGTTGGCACCCGTCACTGTCGGCGGCGTGCCATAGGCGCCGGTCGCGTGCATCAGCACGGTCTGATCCATGCCCCAGTCAAACCCGAGCGTATCGACGCTCATGGTGCCGCGGATGTACTGGTCGCTGATCTTGACCTGTGGATTAAAGAGGCCACTGAGGCTCGCAACCGTGCGCGCCTGGGTCAACGGATCGAGGACGATGAACCGATCGTTCCTCGGCGCCCCGGCCCGATCGAGCATCGCACCTGCAGTCAACCACGTGCCAGCACTCGGGCTGATCATGTTGCTGCTGCCGTCGGTGTTGCTGATAAAGTTCGAGGCGCCCTCGACATTCTGCATGACCGCGGTCGCCACACCACCGGCCAGCGTATTGACAGCCGGCGCGAGAATGCGGGCCGAGTAGTCATCGAGGCTCAGCGCCCGCTCCGACGAACTGAACGACACATCGACACCGTACTGTGTCGCAATAACCAGCGTGGTATTTTGTTCGTTGGTGTTTTGCGGGTTCGCGGTTTGCCCGGTTCTCAACGTGTAGTCATTGGGCAGCCGGATACGGAGTTGGCTGCCGATCTTGGCGCCGCTGCGTCCAAATTCTTCGTCGTATTGGCGATTAATCGTGCGCAGAAACCAGTTGCTGTTACGGAACAGCCGCACAGCCTCGCGGGTGATTTGCGAGATGGTGAGGAGTGAATTCGCCACGGATGCTCTCCCGGCGCCCGTGCGCAGGGAGAGAGGAGCGAAACAGCGCACCGAGCGCAGCAATCAAGGGGTTGCTGGGATCGATGCCGGGTGCGAGTCGGCTATGCGGGCGCACCCCCCGTGGGAGGGCACATCACACTAACCCAGTGAAGACGGGGAGCTTTTTAGCCGGCTCAAGGCGCAATCCCTGACGGGAAGGAGTCCGCATTAGCGCATGCGGTAAAAAATATCAATGGAATGATATTGGAATGTGATAGATATCAGCGGTCCAGCCGTCCTCGGATGGCGGTTTTGCTACCTCAAAGGGCGGGGTCGCCCCCCACACCGTTTCCTTGTTCAGACTGGCTCCGCCCGCCTTTTCAGCGCGGCCAGGGATCGGGCATCGCAACCTCGTGTATGCGGCCCTCGGGCAGATACTGGTTTGCGCGCCTCATGAGGTCTAGGGCTTCCTCTTTGTCGTAGCGACCGGCCCGCGCAAGGCTGGTCACATAACCATGCCATCCGGGCCCCCACCACGCGCCATGTTCCTCGGACCAAATAACCCACGAGGTCATGCCCCACCCTTTTAGTTGCGCCCCCAGGCTGACAGTCCCGGCTCCAGTTCCACGGCGTTTGTGCTCGCCGTAGGCGTAGCTTAGCGGCTAATCCTCGAGCGCCGCTCTTCGCGGTCGCGGCGCCGGATGTATTCGGCCATGCTGAGGCGCGGGTCGTAAATATCCATTTCGCGGCGTGTGGCGTTGCCGCCGACCGCGCGCAGCGGTGGCGGTGCGTTGCTTGCGGGTGCGGTGCGTAGCTGCGCCGCCTGGTTCCCGGCCGCACCATTGCCGCGGCTCAGCTGTGCAATGCTGATCGCCATCCCGCTGGGGTCCATGCGCAGGATCTCGGCGGCGCGATCGAGATCGCCGGCAAGCTCGCGGTAGACGCGGTGCCCGTCGGGCAATCGGGTAATCATCGAGAGGACGTCGGGGCGCTGGCCGTAGCCGACGGCGTTGAGCGCAGCGACGGCATCGCTCATATCGCCAAATTCCTGCTGCCCGCGGTGAAAGAGCGCATCGCAGTCGGCATTAAACCGCTTGGCAATCTCCGCTTCCTGCGCCTCGCGGAACCCCTGCTGCCGCCCCAACTCGCGCGGATCGCCCTGCGGCTGCTGCCACTGGCTGCCATTGTCATTGCCGTATTGCGGCTGATTGGCATTTTGCGCCTGTGCAGCAAGCTGCCGCAGCATCTGCGCATATTCGTCGCGCTGTCTGATTGCCTCGTATTTCTCGCGGGTCAGCCGGTCAAAGCGTTCTTTGTGCTCGCGCTGCTCGCGTTCTCCCGCGGCGGCTTCCGGCTCGGGCTCGCCCTCGGGTTCCGGCGACGGGTTATCGTTGGGTGATGGTGCTGGCGCCGGCTGTTCGACGGGTTCCTGTACCTCCGGCGGATCACCGGGGCCGCCGCCATCATCTGCGCGGATGCGCCCGCTCATTTAGCCCCTCCCGGCCCCCCGCTGAAACGGCGCGGGCAGGCTCATCTCGTGATCCTCGGTCCAGTCGTCCGGGTAATCCTCGGTTCCCGGCGCGCCGTATTTCATCTCGATATAGTGTTCGCGTGTCAGCGGGATGCCGGCACCGATCATCGCATGAATGATCGGGTCCATTTCGGCTTCCGCCTTCCAATTGATCTCGTCCATCTCAGCCTCTCCACCAGGATGGGTTTCGGATACCGCCTGCCGCGTTCATGATGGCTTCGCGTGCCATATCCGGCGGCATAAAGTCGTAGCGGTGCGCAAAATGTGCGTCACGCGCCATTTTACCAACATCATGCAGGGGTTCAAACGTCGTTTTATCGATCTTCTTGTGCTCGTCCTTGAACATATTGCGGATCGCTTCCCAGGTGACGCTCTGCACTTCGCGCGGCAGCAGGCGGCGCCCCTCGAGCCGGCTAATCGTGTCGGCCGCGCGCCGGTAAGCGTCGGCATAGAGCCCATAGAGCCCGTGCACGCCACTGTGAGCGCTCGAGGAGCCTTCGCTGCCGAGCCCCTCACCAACCATCTTGTGGAAACCGGACATGGGCCGCATCAGTCCGACATTGATCGCGTGGGTATCGGCGGTGATGTCGTGGCCGTAATCCGGAGCAATGATGTTGTTGTAGAAATTGCGCACCTTGTGCATGCCGCCAAGGGCGCGGCTGATCGTCGGCAGATGGTCGGCGCTGTCGGCCGCTCGAACGGCATTGGCGACGGCGCCGAGATCATTCCAGGCGGTTGTCGCCGGCCGCCCCGCATTGGTCATGGCCACGGTCCGGTCACCGCGCGGCGAGATGATGTCATAGCCTTTGTTGGGGTTGTGCATCTCGTCATAGCTGCGGATGAACATCGCTTTTTGCAGCGGTGTCTTTAGATCATCAAGTTTTTGGCCGATCTCAATCGGCGCAATCTTGCCATCCTCCTTATGCGTCCCACCATGCAATTGCATTTCAAGCGCGCCGCGAGTCTTGGGCGTGCGGGCATCGACATATTGCTGCATCCGCCCGAGCATTTCCGGGGTGACGCTCAGCTCCTTATTACCGCGATGGCTGAGCACGCGGTGCGCCAGGTCGACATTCTGGTCCCAGTCCTTTTGGGGGCTTAGCGTCGCGATCACCGCAGCGGCCTGGCGATGGCTGATACCGTGCTGATCGGCCATGCCTTTGGCGAGGCGGTTCGCGCCACGATACCAATCGATCGCCTGCGGCACCCATGGCCGATCGCGTACCTGGTTCCACAGCCAGACAATGTTGTCATGGGCATGGTTCATAAAGTTTTCGGCCGCATGCTCGTCGGTAACACCGGGATTGATGTGGCCGTAGTATTGCTTGATCAGCTTGGCGTTACCACGATAGGCATTCTCGAGCGACTTCTGCACCTTCGGATCACGGGTCGTGCCGGGGTGCATCGCGCCGTGGCTCACGGTGAGGTCGTTGCGGGTGTGCGGATCGTAGCCCAGACCGGCAGCGGTCGGGATACGGGTCGACACCCGGTGCTCAAAGCCTTCTCTCGAGCGCGGCGGCTCAAAGATCGCCGAGGGCGCCGCCGAGGGCGGCACTTGCGGATCCTGCATCAGCGGGTTGCCGGGTGCGGCGCCCATCCCTGGGGGTGCGCCCATCAGCATATTCGCAGCCATCAGTGCAATTCCCCTCCCGACCACTGCGCGATCTTATCGACCGCGCGTTTTAAGACACCCGGCGGGATCCGGTCGAGCAGATCGCGGGTATTGTCGGCCAACGCCTTCCCTTCGTAGACCGCCATACCGACCGCGGCGAGCAGGTGCAGGGTCGCGGCCTCGTAGCTGGTCAGGTTGAGCCTGACGTCATCCAAGGGCGGCAGGGGCGGGCGGTGCATAGCTGCCGAGGGGATTGGATTGCATAAACTGCGCGAGCGCCTGCATGTGCGGCGCGGCCAGGTTGGGCGAGGTCAGCATGTTGTTCCACGGACCGAGATTGTGCAGTTGCTGCGCGGCTTGGCTCTGCAGAAAATCGCTCCACCATTTCTGATAGCCGGGGATGGCGCCGAGCGAGATTCCGTTCGGTGTGATCGGCTGTGTCGGCGCTGCCAGCGGTTGTGGTTTCCAGGTGGTGAATTGTAGCGGCGTGAGGGTGAGCGGCATATCAGGTACTCGTCACACCAGAGGATTGCGGCAGGCCGATCGCTTGCTGTCCGGAGCTAAACAGCCGCCCCAGACCCTGCACCAGCGCTTGGAGCTGCGGGTTCAACTGCTGCAAGAGCGGATTGGGCTGATTGACTGCCTGTAGGGTCTGCTGCTGCCCCTGCTGTACCTGGGCAAGCTGCTGGATCACCTGCTGCAGCGGGCTCGGCGGCGGATTGAGGATCTGCTGCATGCGCGCCTGTTGCGGGGAGATGCCAGGAGATTGCTGCTGGAGCATCTGTGCCATCGTCGGCTGCTGCATGCCGCCGCCTATGAATGCTTGTGGTCCCTGGCGCAGCAGCATCGCCAGCATGATCTGCTGCTGCGGGTTGAGGGCGTTGAGGTTGAGCGGCATCACTTGCCTCGCGACGCTTTCTTTTCACCCTTTTTGGTTGGGCGATTGCCCTTCATCAGTCCGGCTTTGTTGAGCGTGCCGTACACCGCACCGGGATTATTCGGATATTCCTTCTTGAGCTTTGATTCGACCTTGGCGACTTCTGATCCTTTGGGCATGGCTATGCTCCCGGCATCCTCGGCGGCGGCACGGGCGACAACGCCGCGGCCATCTGCGGCGGCACGTTGCTGTTGCCCGCGCTCGGCGCCAGCGCGTTCAGCGTCTGCTCGTGCTGCGCACCACCCGCCATCGCCATATTGGCAACCGGCGCCATCCCCGCCTGGCTCAACGCGTCACGCACCATGGTCTGAATGAGCGCCCGGACCTCGGTGCCATCGACATAGGGACCGTCGGTCGAATTCATCGACAGCAGCTTGCCCATGCGCTCGGTGGTGGCGCGGTAGGCTTCGATCTCGGTTTTGTCGCTGCCGGTCTTGTTCTTCATTTCAGCGACAGCCAGCTTCTCGGCGAGCATGGCCACGTGCGCCTGGCTCTGCTGCAACTGCTGCGTCAGCTGCTGTTCCTGCGGCGACGGACCTTGTCCCAGTACATTCGCCGGCACCATGCGCTGCAGACGTTCTGCGAGATCCTCCGCATTGGGACAATCGGCCGATTTGAACAGCAGATCCCCGGCCACGTTCAGGATCTGCGGCGCGGTCGTGCAGACCTGCAGCAGCGCATCAAACGCCTGTTGCCGCTTGGTCGCATAGGCGGGTCCAACATCGGCTTGCACCTCGTAGCGCCCGACATTCGGATTAAAGATTCGCACCACGCTCTGGGCGATCTGCTGCTGCGGGGTCGGCGCCACACCACCCGGTGGCGTCTGCTGCTGCTGCGGATTGGGCTGCGTCTGTAACGGCTGAGATTGCTGCGGGTTCAGCTGTACCTGGTCAACCGTCCCGTCAACCGCCATGATCTTCAGAACACGCGGCGTGTCATAAACGATAGGAATAAGGTCCAGAAGTATCCGACCAGTAAACCGAATAGCAATAGCAAGATTATCGATGTAATGGTAAGTCGCGTTATCGCCCTGTCGTTGTCGTAAGGCAATCGCCTTCCCCGATGTTTCCTGTGTTGGTGACGGCTGACCGAGCGTCGGCTGATATTGCCCCGACGCCATCATCAGTTCCTGGCCGGCGACCTGCATGCCGGCGATATACGCCTGCGGCATCTGCGGCGGCTCGGCACGGGTCGGCGCCGGGATCGCCTGTCCTTGGTCGTCGCGCGCGTTCCACGGCAGCACGGAATGATTTTCGGTGTTCGCCGTGTCCCAAAAGCGCTGAAAGGACTCGATCGCTTCGGCCGGCGCAATCCACGGCGTTTTCGACTGCAGCGCAACCGATTCAACGGCCGAACTGCTCCAATAATTATACATCCTCTGCGGGTCTTTGAGGCTGCGCACGTGCCCTTTGCGCTCAAGCCGCCCCTCGATCACCGCCTCCTCGCCGATCGCCCGCACCAGCGGGATATAGCGCCCCGGCTCGATCCGCTCATCGACAATCGCACCCCCGACGATCTTAAACCACTCGATGCGTTGCCTCTGTACGGCTCTCTGGCGCGTGCTGAGCAGCATCAAATTGTTCAGGCTGTCATCCCCGCCCAATTCGCTTTCATGCACTGTGGAGCCATCTGGGAGCATGTGGAGGGTATCGTCGTAATCGACCCGGCGGAAATACTCGGCGACACGGACATGATCGGCATCGAGCCACCCGCCCTGGATCACCTCGCCGGCCCATGTGCCTTGCGGGATCCGATCGGCCCATTCGGGGTATTTGCTCTCAAACTCATCGCGCGCGACATCATCGACGACAAAGGCAAACCGCGCGTCCGATCCGTCGACCTCCTGAATGTCGGGGTCCATGTAGACGCTCATAGGGTCGCGCACACGCTGGATCCGCAGCCCCATCTCAAACCCGTCGGCGGCCTCGTATTCGCGCACGATGCGCCACCAGCCGATCCCGCTATGCACCATGTGCTCGGTCGCGGTGTCGTAAGCGACCGCGGCGTTTGACACGTATTCGATATGCCGACAGATCCCCTCGTAGATGTCGGCCGAGGCTTTGGTCGCCTCGTCGCTCACCGGAGAAATGCGCACCTGCGGCTTATTCTGCTTCGCGTCGTTGATGATCTGCAGGCAGTGCTGTCGGGTCTTGTTAATGGTCAGGGACGGTCGGTCCGCTCGTTCCGAGTAGAGATTATCGCTCCACTGCCAATGATTATCGCTGTCGCCATGGACAAACCGCACGTCATCGATCGCACGGGCTCGGTAATCAGTTTCCCAATCCATGACACGGCGAAAGCGCTCCCTGGCTTCGTAGAGAATATCCTCGTCGCGTTCCTCGCCGGGTCCAAAGCTGTCGGCTGCGGTTGGGTTGCGAGAACCATGTGCTTCGCGCTCGCCGACGCGCGGGGCCGCGGTATAGGCCGAATTGCGCGGATCCATCGTGCTACGCATGGAGGAACTCGCTCAGTTTCCACCAGGGATATTGCCGACAGCGGCGAGCATAAGCGGCGGCCTCACGCCGTTTTTCGGCAATCGCGCGCTTTCGGCGCACCTCCGCCTCTTCCGCATGGATCTCCTGCACTTGTTTATCGGTCAGCCAGTAGATGTGCCCGACACGCACCGGATCTTCACCGCGGCACACGCGATGGTAGATATCGCCCCGATGAACGGCAAAGCCTGCGCTCATGCTGTGCCTGTCGTGCAGAAATGCAGCACGGTGATTTGTGCCACGTTTTTCTCAATTTCGCCACGCGGTTGCATGCTGCAGTCGGCGCAGACCCCACCGGAGAGCAGTATGGGATCGTCGGTCTGCAAGAGGGCGAGATAGCTGATCTGCTGGTGGAGCGGCTTTAAGCAAATGATGCAGCGCCGGCCTGGTTGGTGCACCGACCACAGCGCCTCGTCGAGCACTTGGCGCGCGTCCGCCTCGGTCGGCGCAATCGCCTCGGCCATCGAGAACAGGTGCAGCGCTGTCATGGGATCGTGATGGCGTTTGATCCCGGCGCCGCGGTTGAGCCGCTCGCATTGGTCGCGGTGACGACGCAGGTGATTGCCTTGCCCGCATCCGCCGCATCGACCAGGTAGGTGTTGTGCTCGTCGCCCACCGCAACACCATCGCTCAGCCATTCGTAAAAGTAATCATCCGGGTCGTTCTGCCACTCACCCATGGTGCAGGTGAGGGTTTCGCCGATCGCACCAGTCCCGGTGACGGCGGGCACGGCGACATTGACCGGTGGTGGCAAGGGACCGGGCACGTAGGTGATGACGACATCCCAGTCGTAACCGCCCGCGCTTTGCAAACTGCCGTCGGCGACGACGCGGTTGCGGTAGAGCCAACCATCGGTGAGGCGCATGCGCTCCATAATGTCGGTTGGCTCGCGGTAGACCTCTTCCCACATGGCTATGCCCTCATCCATCCGGTATTGGCGCGGTTGCCAAATTCGATGCGCGGGCGCGCTTTTGGTGCTGTGGGGTAGCTGGCCCGCCGCGCTTCCTGCATCCCGACGGCGACGTATCTGAGGGCGTCGGCGCCGTGGCTGGCGGCATCATGAAGCGGGTTGCGGCTAAATTGTCCGTTTGGATCGAGATCATAGCGGTAGTGGCGCAGCGCCTGCAGTCCATCCGCACACGCGTCTCGGTCAAACCACAGGCGGGGGAATAGGGTTCGAGCAGCGTTGATACCGTCAGCCACGGACAGTCGTGGGACGATACGCACGCGCCAACCAGCGGCGCGAGCAATCTCCTCAATCGAGCGACCTGTGCCGAGAGCTTTTGCCTGGGCGTCGTGGGGCAGCCAGAGGGTGCCGTAGACATAATTTTTCGCCTGCATTTCCTTCAGGTAATCGTTAAACGGCCGTTGCGAATCCTCGAGGTAATCGATCAGCCGGACCTCGCCGGCAATGTGCTGGGCAAACCAGATCGCGGTGAGGTCGGCCCACCCCAGATCGCAATAGACGTTGACCGGCTTTGTCGGGTCGTAGGGCACGCTGGTGATGCGACCTTCCTCGGTCGCCTCGCGCAGCTCTCGGGCATAGATCGCGCCATCGAGCGTGAGGCGGCATTCCCCCAGATACACGTGCTGATAGGCGTCGGGATCGCGCGCCTTGAGATCCTCCATCTCGCGCTGCAACACTTCGGGGAACCACGGGTTGTCCTGGTAATTGATCTTGATCACGACGGCGTTACCGGGCGGATGGGCGACAAACCGCTGATAGGTTTCGTCGGTGTCGAGCTCGGGGTTAAACGACACAATGATCTCGCTACCGTCCTTACGGATCGTTGGTATCAAGATCTCCCACGATGCGCGGGTGACGTTGGCTGCCTCTTCGACCCACACCCGATCGATACCTTCCAGTGACCGGATCTTGCCTGTGTTGTGCCTGAGCCCCTCAAAGAAAAATTCACTGCCGTTCTGACACTTGATGGTTTTCTCCTGCACCTCAAAGCCGGTGAAGTTGTGTTTGAGGATGAGATCCGACAGCAGCTTGTGGACCGACTCCCTGATGCTCGACTGAAACTCGCGGCAGCACAGCACGCGCAGCGGCCGGCGGGCGGCCTCAGCGAGCAGGTAGGTCGCGATGCCGTGCGATTTGCCGCCACCGCGGCCGCCGTAGAGCACCTTGTAGCGATGCGGCTCAAAGAGCGGCTCGAGCACGCCGGGGAACATGGCGCGGGCGGCGGTCATGCCCCTGGCACCTGGGTCCGGTCGTAGACGCTGACGCCGCCGTCCAAAGCCTGGATCGCCTTGCCCAGCCGCATGCTGGCATCCTCGAGACAGCGGTAGGCGAGCGTGGCATTTGCATACGCCTCACCCGGCACATCATTTCCCACATGCTGCAGCGAGAAATCAGGGTGCCTTAGAGCATCCAGCCTATCCGCAACCGCCTTGATCTCGCGCCGCAGCGCCTCGCAATCATCCTTGGTCATGCTAATGCCGAATGACGATCCCGGTAGCCAACCGGCCGCCGCGGAAACGATCCGAACACAAGTTCAAACAACGCCTCGAGATCCTCCATCGCGAGGCTGCTGATCGGCTCGCCGCACAACAGCGCCTCATGTTGTGGCTCCATGAGTGCCGTTACCCCTCGACGCAAATACGAGCGATACCACTGGCCCGGTGTTTGCGGTTTTCCATCATCGCGCAGCGATGCCATCAGCATTCCTCCCGCTTTACAAATACGATGTCGATCGGATCGGCAGTATCGTGACCATTGGTGACACCGCCGTGTCCATTCGTCACCGGTTCATGCTCCACAATGAGCGGCTTTGATGCGTTGACAAACTCGATGGTGAGGTGTGTGGTGCCACCGTCACCCAGCATGGCCGCGATCGTCTCAGGGTTTCGCGGCATGGCGCGGTCGATGATCATCTCGGCCGCTTTCAGTCTCACCCGCACATCGACATCTTCATCGCGCATCACCTTCACCGCAAACAGCATTCCTTCATTGCCGTGCTTGCGCGCACTCTTGAGCATTTGCTCGACTTCTTTGGACCGCGAACGTGATGAAGTTTCACCAGGGCGCCATGGCGTGAGATGCGCAGTCGCGGGGTTAGCGTTCATTGCGTTGAGACACTCACACCCGCCCGCCGAGTATCAACGTCAGCAAATACAACGCGATACCGAGCCAGCCGAGGTGGGGGATGGGGAAGGGCTGCGTCCATGGGCGGAACGCCTGGACGACGCAGAGCACGATGGCGAAGATCAGCAGGATGAGGACGAGCATATCAATCCTCCGGATCTGGGGTTGATATTTGCCAGGAGACGAGCCACGCGGCAAGCAGGTATATCGCGAGGCCCGATATCAGCAGGATGACCCAGAGCGGCATGAGACTAGCTAGTCTTAACGAGAAAGCGGCAGCGGTGCCAAATCCCTTTGAAGAGGTCACCGCCGCCTCTACGCCGGAGAGTGCTGCTCATGCAGGCCGTTGCGCGACGGCTCGCAGTCCCTACGCGGTTTAGCTTTACAAAGCAAATATGCCAGACCGGCCAGATCACGAACAGCTGCAGGTTTGCGCTCATCAGGGGCTCGCGGTTTGCTGGTTCAGTTGCCATTGCTCACAATTGCTGCACATGCAGTTGTCGCCATGGCCGAGGAACCTGGGATTGACGGGTTTTGGCGGCGGCGGTGGGTCGGCGCTTGCGGCCGGCGGGTCAGGGCCGGGTTTACGTTCCTCGCAGCAGGCGACGAAGAACGCGACGGGCTCAGCGGGTTGTCGGCGTTCGGTGGCGCCAAGGGCGTTTTCCACAATTTCAGCCCCAAACTTGACGAGCAATTTGCGGATCAACCCGCGTTTGCCTGTCCCCAGTAGGGCTAACCCCTTGTTAAAAATATCTTCTTCCGGCGAAGCCGCGCGCCCGTTGGCGCGCCTCTCCGTAGGAGAGGCATATAGTTGATAGTTGATGGTTGGTAGTTGATGGTTAGCGTGCGGTGCAGTAGACGCTGTACTTCCACGGGTGGCGTGTTTTAAGCCTTTGATTTGATTACCGAGACGTCCGTTTTCCGATGCTTTTTCAACTCGTTTCTGAGCGATTTCCAACTCTTTTCTGCACCGTTTCTGAACGATTTCCAGACCGTTTCTAACTATTTTCCCAGCCTTTTCCAAACGGTCAAGGGACGCGCGAACCCGATTTCCGTGGTCATTACAATGACTTATGACGAGCTTTTCCGAGATGTTTTCTCCGCGAGAATAGATGAGGGCGCAGAGCGTTATGTAGACGCCGCGATCGAGCCCGGACAGCTCAAGCGTGCCGGCGAGCCATTCGTCGGGGGAAAAATCGATCCGTCGCACTTTCACCGCACCCCCACCACGCGGTGCGCCCGCGGGATCTCCCACGCATCGAGCAGCGCGATTGCCTCGGCGGCATTCCGCACCACCCCATAGCATGCCCCGCAGGTGAGGATCGCCGCACCGACCACACATTGTGCGGGCGATAGAATGCCGTCCTCGGCCTTCAGCTCGAGGAAGTAGGCGGAGCCTGCATGGAGGATGATCATATCCGGCACCCCGGCGATGCAGCCGCGGCCGGTGCGGATACCGGGGACGCTGCCGGCATAGGCCGCCATGTCGACCGACCACCACACCACGCCATCCTTGGACACGCGGCCCGGCGGGGCGAGCTCGAGGCGGAACGTATCGGCGATCTGTTTGTGCAGGATCGGCTCACGGACGATCGGCGCGGTCAGACGCAGCTTTCGCGCACTCCGTGCAGTGCTGGTCAAAGCTTTACCCACGTTACACCGGATACGGCGCGCGGCGCCGTTCAGCGGGCCAGTGCAACTGGTCGAGCTGCAGGTTGATGCGGCTGACGAGGCTGGTAAAAAAACCGATAGCGCTGACAAACTCGGGCCCGTGTTTTTCGGCCTGTTCGAGACACATCTCGCACAATCGAGCCAGGATCACCGCCTCGGTCGGTGACAGATCCAGCATCACCAGGCGCGAGAAGTCGGGTTTCGCCTTCATGTCACCCACCAGATCAGCCCGAGGACGGCGAGCGCGCCGAGCATGCCGCTCATAAAACACTCAAAGCACACACCCCAGCGGCCGATTCCCCGCCGCGGCCGCATCGTCAGCTGCAGGGTATGCAGAGGCGGTCCATCCATGCGCTTCCCCCATCAGCAAAGGTGATAACCTCAGAGCCGTTGACCGACCCTACGCGGGTCATTCTGCGGCGACGGGTTCTCGCTCAACTTTTATTCGCTTGCGTGATATCTTTTTTTTCGGTTTTAGTTCCCACGGAGCCTCCCAGATGTCGGGACGCAGGAGGTAGCGGGGAATGCCGGTAATGCGTTCGATTTCCTTGACGTGCTCGGCTGGAATTTGTCCGCGCTTCATCCAATTGGAGATCGCGGGTTGACCCAGACCAAGCCGCGGCGCCAGCCAGATCTGCAGACCGACGCGGCCGCGCAAGAAGTCGATACCGTCCATGAGGGTGATATCACCACACCGGATATCGGCATGCAAGCCGAACTTATCACCCCGCATCATAACGCGGCGCGGCATAATTGGGATGTGAAAACCGGCGAGCTTATCCGCGATGCGCGACTGCGACGCGGTCTAAACCAAACCGATCTGGCGCGGCTCCTCAAGGTCAGGCAGAGCGCGGTTTCCTACTGGGAACGCGGTCGCCTGCCTGATCTCGAAAACCGTATCCGGATCTCGGCTATGCTCGGGATCCCGCTCAGAGACTTGATGCCGGAAGTTGATGCTATTCCAGATAAAGCATTGGAAAGCGCCCAGGTGCGAAGACTGGTCGACAACTTTTTAGCGTTGGACGAGGCCTCACGTGGCCTTGTCGACGTGCTCGCCCAGCACCTCCGGGAGAAGGGGACCCGGGAGAGCTGAGTTGTCTGTAGCGAGCCTTCATCCGCTCGGCCACAATCTGCTCACAGTCGAGTAACTCAATCAGCCGCTCAGCAGCGGCGGGTGATAAACCCAACCCCGCATCCAGCTCGGCAATCGCCGAGCCACAGATTTTTCCCAATTTTTCCATGAATTTGAGCCCATCGATCACTCCCTGTGATATTTTTTGTTGTCTTTCGGTATCACTCATGGTTATAATCGCCTCCTTGGTTGGAGGAACTACCGAATGACCGGCACATTACCAAAAACTTACCCTACCGAGGTAGGAAAGAACCATGAACACGCAGTGTCAAGCGACATTGCTCCTTTTGAGGAAAATGCGGCACTGACGCTTCCGCACGATGCCGTGATCACCCGGATCGTCGCCCTTGGCGAGGCGCGTAACGCGGCGTTTGAGCGGCTGCTAAAGCTCCACAGTGAGATGCAGACAACCTTGTCACCGATCATCGGCTCAGCGGCGGCCCGCGAGCTGCGCGACGCGATCTGGGATGCGACCTGCGCTTACCGCGATGCATGGATGGAGTGCATCTGATGGCGACGTACAGCGACAGCGCCCAGCGCGAGCTGGACCAGCGCTCGGGTGCGGCGCTGGATCGGCGGTCAGAGCGCGCCAAGCGGCATTTGCGACTGATGCTGGAGATGAGCCTCGAGCATACAAAGCCGACCACCAAGGAACTCGCCGAGCACTACGACGGCCGCGTGCCGCAGTGGTTTATCGATGCCGCCGGGGAGATGGAATGATGCACACGCACTGCGAAAACTGCGGCGGCGATGGTGGCTGGAGCGATGAATACGGCCGTTGGGATGACTGCCCGGCTTGCGGCGGTACGGGTGAATACGAGATCGAGCGCGAGCTGATCGTCCTCGATGATTTCGAGGAGTGCTTTGGATGCTAACCCCCGAGCAGAAAACCCTGCGCGCCAACAAGATCGGCGCCAGCTTTATTCCGTCCCTCATGGCCGCCAATGAGAAAGCCATCCGCCAGGAGTGGATGCGGCTCGTCGAGCACCCGGACTATCAAGAGGACGATCTCAGCCACAATTGGCCGGTCATCCTCGGCAGCATCATTGAAACCCCGGCACTCGATTATCACGAGTGGAAGACCGGCCGTCCGCTGATCCGCCGGCAGGAGCATGTCGTGCATCCCTGCGGGTATCTCGCCTGTACCCTCGATGCCTTCCGCGACGACGACCGCTGTGTGATCGATTGTAAGGCGCCCGGGCGCTGGAATGCGATTGAGAACGTGCTCGGGTACTACCCGGGCCAATTGGTCGTCCAGAAGGCCTGCACAGGCGCTGAGAAGGCTGCGCTGCTGGTGGTGCACGGCGGTGATGAACCGGCCGAATTCGAGATCCTCTGGGACGAGGATTACGAGGCGGCGGTATGGGACCGCATCGGCTGGTTCTGGTCGTGTGTCGAGAACCTCGAGCCGCCGGTGGCGCTCGCCGAGATTAAGGCGCCGCGGATTGATGCGGTGCGTGTCGTCGATATGCGCGGCAACAACAGCTGGGCGGATTTCGCCGCGATCTGGCTAGAGAACCGCATCGCCAAGAATGCCTTTGACGACGCGGCCAAGGGTATCAAATCACTGATCGAGGACGATGTGGCCCGCGCTTATGGACACGGTATTTGCGCCAGCCGCTCCAAGGCGGGCGCCATCACCATCAAGGAAAGCAAGTAGTCATGGCACATTCCCCCGCACTCGTTTCCCCTGGCGTGTCGTCCCGCTTCTCCCCCGAGCAGGTCGACCTGATCAAGCGGACCATCTGCAAGAACGCGACTAATGACGAACTACAGATGTTTATCTACCAGGCCAATAAGACCGGCTTGGATCCGTTCGCACGGCAGATCTACTCCATCGAACGTCGCGAAAAACGCGGCGATCAGTGGGAAATTGTGCGCTCGATCCAGGTATCGATCGACGGGTTTCGCCTGATCGCTGAGCGCTCGGGCAAATATGCCGGGCAGGTCGGTCCGGAGTGGTGTGGCGATGACGGGGTCTGGCGCGATGTCTGGCTGAAGAAAACCCCACCGACCGCGGCTCGGGTTGGTGTGCTGCGCCGCGATTTTCAGCAGCCGTGCTACGGCGTTGCCCGGTTTGATGCTTACGCGCAAAAGCGCAATGGCGAGCCGACCCGGATGTGGGGAACGATGCCTGATGTCATGTTGGCGAAGTGTGCCGAGAGTCTGGCGCTGCGCAAAGCCTTCCCGCAGGAACTCTCGGGCCTCTATTCGGACGACGAAATGCAGCAGGCCGAGATCATCGAATCGCCGCCGCTGCAGGCGATGCCGCCGCTTCCCAAAGGGGTGAAGCCGCTGCCCGAGCCGCCGCCCATCGCGGTCTACGATCCCGAGACAGGCGAGGCCGGTGCGCGTGAGATTGCGGTTATGCGCACGCCCAATGACAACAATGACTGGATCCGCTGGGGCGGCGACCTGGCAGCCATCCTCGGCCAGGTACAGACCCGCGACGAGGGTGAGGAATGGCTCGCGGCCAATGAGCACACGCTCGCCGACTGCAAGGAGCAGCACTCCAAGGTGCATGCAAAGCTGGAATTGCGCATTGCGCAGATGCGTGAGCGGCTGCCCGATTTCATGGCGGCGCAATGATGCGGATCGACAACATCACGCCGGCTGGCCTTGTGGTAATCGCCGCCATGCTAATCCTTGCGTGGCTGCTGTGACCGACGAAAGCGACCTGCTGCGTCGGCTGATTGAGGATAAGCTCGAGGAGGTGCTGATCGGGCGGCCGGCGAATACCGCCCTCAACACCCGGCGGATTGCCGAGAAGGTCGCTGAGGAGGTACTCGCGGATCTGAGACGCCTCGGCGCGCAGGTGGTGCGGATGCACGCCAACGGACCCAGGGAGCGGGAGTGAACCATGAGTGAAATTATCAATGCTGAGGTCGAACGGGTCGCTTTTAATCCATATCGCCGATTACACGCCTACCCTTACCTTGAAGATAAAATCACCGCCCTCATTCGCTCGATTGAGGATGTCGGTTTGTGGCCGAGCTGTATCGCCCGTGAAGTAAAGGGCGACAGGCTCTGGCGGTACGAGCTGGCCTTTGGTCACCATCGTCTTGAAGCGTCTAAACGAATGAAGTTGGCCAGGATTCCCCTGATCGTCATGGCCCTTAGCGACAAGCAGATGCTGCAGTACATGGGACGCGAGAATCTTGAGGATTATAACGCCGCCTTTTTAATACAACTCGAAAGCTGGGAGGCCGCACTTAAAAGCGGACTTGTCTCCGGCGTGGCGGAGAAACGGACCCAACATATTGATGCTGCAAAACTATTGGGCTGGACCCGCATTCAAAGCGGTACTGGTACCGTTATTATTAATGACACAGCGTCGGCCTGTCATGCCGCCTATGCGTTGATCGAAGGCGGGTATATGGCGCGCGAAGATTTTGCTGATTTAAGCGTTCGTGCCGCGCGGAATGTGGCAGAAACCGCCTTTGCGCGAATGCAGCAGATTGACAAAGTCGGGACGAATACGCAGCGGTCACACCGCGAGATTGAGGCGGCTAAGCAGCAATACGGCCGCGGTGCCGTCGATACGGCCAATCAAATCCGGGCCGGCTCTGTGACACCGCGCGACATTCGCAGCCGCGTCGATTTTAATGCTGCCGCCCGAAACAGAGGCGGCCGGCCCAGCCCGCTTTTCGCCGTCTTTGCCAATGCGGTAGCGGAGAATCTGCGGCGCACTATCAACACCGATGCCGACGCCGAGAAGCTCGCCAATATCGAAAAGGCCCTGCCGCAACTCAATCTACTTGAGGATTGGGAAGCCCTACGCCGGCTTGATGTTGAACTCCTCAACCTCGCTAAGCGCGCCGAAGGGTGGCAAAAGCGGCTCATTCCAACGCAAGAAAAGGTCGTCCACTTTAGAGCCCTGGAACGAAAGGAGTAATGCGCCATGCTCAAGTTGCGCAGACTCACGGTGCTCAATGCCGACCTAATCACCAAGGTCAATGAAGAGGTGCTGAATGCCGCACTTCCTCTTCTCACTAATCACGGCTTTGTCATTTTTGAGGAAGCCGTGATCCGCGCCAACCAGCGTAAACATCGCGGTATTGTGCAATGGGATGCACTGAAACATGAGATGCAGGATCATTTCAAACGGGATCTGCTCAGCCTCAGCCGCAACAATTTTCGCCAACTGACTCATTCGGACTATGAACCCCTGCGTGTGTTGCGCGATGTCGCTGATCATTTAGACAAAGGCAACGGCAATCAAACAGCCGGACTGGGTTTCCCCGACTGGAACCGCGTAATCACTGAACATCAGATCGTGGCGCGCCGCCATCAAGCGGCCGCCTTCGCCGGTTCCGCACAACGACTGGAAAACCACCTCGGGCCGACGGGAGTGAGCCTCGACGATGTCAACTTGATCGGCGCGGAGGAGCAAGATAGTGAAAGCAATAATATTGGAGGGGACGACAGACAATCAGATCGTGAACCAAACCGAGCTGGCAAAGATTCGCCGCCTTGCTAACTTCGATCTGGTGATGCTGATCAGCGATATTCATGATCACGGTTGGCCGATTGCGCGCACCACATTGGCGCTAATGCCGGTGAAGGATGATTGATGAGTAGCGGCACGGTGCTCTGCAAGCGTATCGGCAAGGGACTCTTTCCGGCCAATGCCCGGGCGGCCGATGCCCTGCAGCGCATCCCCGAGCACGCCACCGTCGCCGTGCGGATCGACCGCCGGCGCAGTGCGGCACAGAATTGTCTGTATTGGAGCGTGCTAGAGCAGGTCGTGGCCGCGACCGATCGCTGGCGGACAGCGGAGGAGCTGCATGTCGCGCTCAAAGTTGCGACAGGGCATGTCGATGTCGTGCGGCTGATCGATGGCCGGCGCGTGCTGGTGCCGGAGTCGACGGCGTTTGATGCCATGTCACAGGACGAGGCGCAGGCGTTTTATGACGCGGCGTTCCGGGTGATTGCCGAGGATCTCGGCCTTCCCCTCGAGGATCTGCTCGCGCACACCGGCGGCGAAGCGCTCGCAGCATGAGCAGCGCTTATACCTGTCCGCAATGCGGCGAGCCCACCAGCGTGAGTGACACCCGCGCCTGGGAGAAGGGCATCCGCCGCCGGCGCCGGTGCCTGCGTTGCCAATACCGATTTACCACCTATGAATACGAGGCAAAGCCCAACGACCGGCTGATCGCGCGGAAGCTCGAGGCGCTCGCCAAATACATCCAGGAGCGTGTCGGATGATCTGGACCAGCGAGGCCGTTGTTCGGCTGCGGGAACTCAACGCCCTCGGGATAACCAGCGCCCAGATCGCCGAGATCATGCAGCTGTCCCGCAACGCCGTTCACGGCGCCCGGTTTCGTTACGGGATGGCGACGCCAAAGCGACCGCCCGAGCCCGAGCCGATCGTCACCCCGCCGCCCGTATGGCCAACCCCGCATCAATGCCATTGGATCGGCAACCATGACCCTCGGGATCCGCAGTGGTGCCTGCAACGCACCGCGGCCGATAGCCCCTATTGCCCCGAGCACCACGCCCGCTGCTACACAATCCCGATTCGCCAAAGGGAGCCCCCGCCCAATGGAACGACATCTGACGATTGAGGAAGTTGCCGACCGGCTGCGCACCAGCGTGTGGACAGTGCGTCGCCGATTGGCTGAGCATCCCGAGATTGCTCCGATCAAAACCGGACGCTCGATCGTCTTCGATACCCGCGCACTTAACGCCCTGGAGGATGCCCTGCGATGCACTACACCTTCAGCCTCTTCGAACCCGGCAAGCGCAAGGGCTATAAATTCTGGCTCGCTGTCGTCCGCGTCGGTCGAGAAAGCTTTGAGATCCGCACGGGAGAGACGTCGAAAGCGGCTGCGAGACGTGCTGCGCAAGACGCCGGAAAGCGACTCGTCGCCGAACTCGAGGCCGAACAAAGTCGTCCTCTTAAAGCCGGGGAGCTGACCACGTTTCGCGAGGCGGCCGACGCCTACCTCGCCTACCGGCAGAACCCCAAGATCGACACGGTGCGCCTGGCGCGGATCTGTCTGCGCCTCGGACCGTTGCCGATCGGCGAAATCAGCGGGGCCGATCTGCACGCCGCGGCGAATGTGCTGATGCCCGACGCGAAGCCCGCCACCAAGAACCGCGAGGTGGTGCGACCGGCGGCGACGGTGCTGCACTACGCGGCTGACAATAGCAACGGCACCTTTGCGTGGCTGCGCATCAAACAGTTTAAGGAGGCGCGGCCGCAGACCCGCGCGGTCTCGACCGACGCGGCCAGTGCGCTGATCGCCAATGCCGAAGACCCTGACCTCAAGCTGCTACTGATCTGGCTGTTCCACCAGGGCAACCGGATCTCCGAGGCGCTCAGTGTCGAGTGGGAGCATCTCGATCTCCCGGCCGCGACGCTCAGGGTCTATATCGCCAAGATCGACGAGTGGCGCCTGGTTGACCTCGACCCGGCGGTTGTTGTCGCGCTCGGCAACGTGCCGCCGGAGCAGCAGGTCGGCCGGGTGTTCTACCGCTGGAAATACCGCTGGTCGGTCTATAAGCCGATCCGCAAATTGGCTGCTCGGCTGGGGATCGTTTTCACCCCGCACATGGCGCGCCACTCGATGGCCACCTGGGCCAATGCGGCGGGGCTGCCGACCAAGACCATCATGGAGATGGGCAACTGGCGCGATGTCAAAAGCGTGCTGCGCTATACCGGCTCGGACATCAAGACGGTCCGCGCGGCGCGCACCAAGATGCCACGGCTGGCGGGGTAGGGGATGCGGATAAGCGACCTAGACCATCGGCAACCCGGGAACATCTGCCCGCTTTGCGGTCATGTTGTGGATGCGGCCAGTGGTATCGACACAGACGAAGCGCCGGATCCGGGTGATCTGTCGGTCTGCATCAACTGCGCTTCGCCGCTGGTATTCGGACCCGACCTCAAGCTGCGCACGATGACGGCGGCTGAGTATGCCGAACTGCATCCCGTGGAACGCGCGCAGATCGAAGCGGCGATGGCAACCGTGCGATCTTTCGACCGGAGGTGAGTTCCGTGGTAAGGCCAATTTGCGTGGCAAATGCGTGGCAAATCGCCGGAAAGCCGCAGAAATGCTGGGCGGAGCACTATCTTGGTAAGGGGGAGGTCGACAGTTCAATCCTGTCCGGCAGCACCACTACAACCCTTGAAAATCATTACGTTTTTCGGTTTGCCGCGAAAAGCAGTCGCGAGCAGAAAAACGTGAACGTGAGCAGAACATCGCGCCAGTTTGCGTGGCAAATGCGTGGCAAATCACGCCCGTGTTCTAATTTTGTCTAGACGGGATCCGCGGCAAAGCTGATGCTGGCGGTGCCCTCGACCCAGCCGCTTTTGATCGCCTGTAGCAGGCAGCCGAGAAAGTCGTCCGGGCTTGGCACGTTGAAGACGGCGCTGCTGATCGGTTGCCCCGCCGCATCGTAAAAGGTCAGTGTGTAGATCATTGCCGGTTCACCGTCGCGCTGCCGCCTTGCCCACCCTGCCCGCCGGTCCCGCCTGAAGCCGTACTGCCCGTACTGGTGGCGCCTGATTGCGCGCCGGCCGTGGTGTTGACGTTGATAACGCCGCCCGGCGAACCGGGACTTGTCGAGCCTGACCCGGCACCGCCGCCGCTGCCGCCCGATGCATTTATATTGGTCGTGTTGGGACGCTGCGCGATGCCGGTTAGCGCCGCTGAAGCGGAACCCCGGATGACCGACTGGAGAAGCGTTTCGCCGGTGCCGACGGCAATGGGCAGAAACCTGCCCTCCCCATCAAACTGGCCGACCTCGACGAGGATCGGTCCCTGCAGCCCTTCCTGTGTGTGGATGACCGACACAGACCTACCGTAATCGTCGAAAATCGTATTCACCCGGTCGCCGCAAGCCACCACGCCAAGACAGAGCGCGGCGGCCAGCAGCCTCATCGATCATCGCGATTCGCTGGGCCGCTTGAGATAGCGTGTCAGGCTGCCCTGGCGCGACACGTCATCGAGCGGCCGGTATTCGCCATCACGGTAGTTGGCGGCGCCGCGCGCTGGCCAGCGGTCGGAGTAGTGGTGCTCCACCATGTTGATGGCTCGGCGGAACTTGCGGTCGGCGCCGTCGGCCGCGTCGCGATCGTCGGGGTTGCGCTTGCCCATGGCTATTCACCGACCAGTGGGGCGATCTTTTTTTCGAGCGCCTCGACCCGTTCCTCAAGGGTTGGCGGCTTTTTCTCTGGTTCGGGCGCTGCAGGCGCTGGCGTCTCGGTCTTTGGTTCGTCTGTCTGGCTGCGCATGATTAGCCTCCTGTTGGAATCGGCACACCGCTTGCCGGGTATTCGAGCGGCGAGTTTCCTTCGTTGACCCAGGCGATGTAGTCGGACCAGTCGCGGTTGGCGTCGTCGTTGGGTATCCATGCCCCATCGTCGCGGATCACGCCGTCAAAGGCGGGCATGCCTGCGGGCGGGTCGGGCGGGAGATAGTATTCAGTCATAGGCGGGCGTCCGCTGTCCAATGGCCCACCATATTAATGACCGAATTAGCCGTGGTCATCGCAGCCTCCCAAGCAAAGGAACTGCCGCAAACATTATTAACGTTGGGCGTAAGATTAGCCGAGTTGGCTTGGTCGCGAATAGTTCCCGCCGCACCAGTTGACGGGTTATACATCGTCATCGTTGGCGCGGCTCTTTTGGATGTTTTAAAGCCGACCGTAGTGCCAAACCCATTGTTGCCGGATGGATAGAAATAGCTACGGAGATAGCTTGATCCCATCCCAACAGCGGCTCCAACTGCCGTTCCCAGCTCGTAGCTCTTCTCATAGTATCTCTGCGCCCGCGCCAGCTCGGCCTGGAAGCTGGTGCGCAGCAAGGGCTGCGGGGCGGGCGCGACCCAGAGGCCGCAGGGGCCGACTGTGAACGTAGCACCTGCTGTTGTTATCCAGTTGGTAAGCATACCGGGCACGGCAGGCAGGTTTGACGCCTGCCAAGTGTTGGCAACCCCCGTGAAACTGCTGCCCAGTGCGAGATATATGTTCAAATAGAGCTGTGTCGTGTTTCCGAATAGCTGCCATGCCCCCGTTGTGTCACCAGGAATGGTCTGGGTTACAAGCTGCCATGTATTGGCGGCGGCGATGACCAGGGGAAAGCAGTATGAACGATTAGACGCCGCGCCAAGCAAGCAGACGCTGTAGGTTCCGGCAATCGACGCCTTGACCCAGAAAGCCAAGGATAGGCTATTGGCGTTGGCTGTGCCAAAGCGCGTGTCCTCTATATCGAAGCCCTCTAGTCTCCACTGAAATCCTGCTGATGTGTTGGCAGCCAGAGTGCCAGCTGTCGCAACTGTTGCTCGTACACCGTAGACATAGCCCGGTGGTGCGTCGCTCACACGCTGAGCGTTCCAGACCAAGCCGCCAGCGTTGCCGACAGTCAAGAGAATGCCGTCGACCGAGTACGCTCCAGTGCCAATAGTGACCGCCGCCCCCTCGTTGGCCTGATCGATCTCCATATAAGGGTTCAGCAATTTGTTCGGCGCGCCGGTGATGACCAGCTGAACCCACTTGGTCCCATCCCAGCGGAAGGTGCCGGTCGCAGGCGGCGGCGGCGTAAACAGATCCCCGGTGGTAGGGCTGTCAGGAAAATTGATCATGTCGGAACCCACTGTGCCGAGGTGCCGTCCAAGAACCGGATGTAGAGTTTTGAGGCGACCGTATCAAACCACAACTGTCCTGCCACGGGCGTTGCGGGCGGGGTGTCGGCCATCGTAATGGCCGCGGGGATTGCCGAGCGCACCCATGCCGTGGTCGCGACATTCGTGGAATTATCGCCCGCCGCTACCGTGCCGGCGACCGTGAGATTACCGGTGACGGCACCCCCCGACAGCGGCAGATATGTCGCCAGCATGGCGTTGAGCTGCTGCAGCGGCACGGGATTGAGCCCGCTGCCGGCGTTCCCGGACAGCGTCAGCAGCCCCGTCATGCTGCCTCCCGCAATCGGCACATAGGCGCCGACCGCGGTGTTAATCGCCGCCGTCATCTGTTGCAGGGTCGTCGGCTGTAGATTGCCTGAGGCGTTGGCCGAAAGGGTGATCGGCCCGGTAAAGATCCCACCGGTGAGCGGCATCACCGAAACCCAGCCGTGGGAGGAACCGATGCGGCCATAGATCTGCCCGTCGGTCGGTGCTTCGGGGATGCCAGCGCCAGCCAGTGCCGCATTGAGCTGCTGCAGCGTGACCGCGCCCAAGGGCTGTGTGGCGTTGGCGTTGAGCAGCAATTGCCCCGCCATCGTGTCGCCGCTCTTGATCAAATACCGCGCGTCGCCTTCGCTCTGATTGATCCCGGCCGAATGGATCGCGGCAAAGCGCCCCTGTGCACTCGAGTACGTGACGCTGTCGCCGTTATAAACCGTGACGCCCTGCAGACCGGGAATAGCCGGAGCAATTACCACGCCGGTCGGCGAGGTCGTTACCGCCAGCCAGGTGTAGCCATTAACGTGCGTGCTCGCCTGCGTGAGATCCGGCGAGTAGGTGTCCATGTTCCATGTGCCCTGATAGAGCGACACGGACGCGATCTGATTGAGCACCCACTGTGCGGGGGCGGCGCCGTTTGGCAGGGTCGGCACTGCGGGGAGGTTGTTAATGGGGTAGCCGGCCATCGAAATGGCGCCCTGCATGGTCCCCCCAAGCAGGGGCAGGTAAACCCCGGTCGAAGCCGACAGCGCGACCCATTGCCCGGTCTGCCGCGCCCAGGTCTGCCCTGCAGGAACCGCCGGCACCTCGGGAACGCCGGCCGTGCTGATCATCGTGTCGACATAGGCTTTGCTCGCCGCCATGCTCGGCGCCGTCGGGATCTGCGGCGACAGCATCAACGGACCCGACATGGTCGATCCCGTCAGCAGCACCGCATGCGCATTGACCGCATTGATCGCCGCCTGATCGACATAGGGCGGCACCAGCGTCGGTAGCATGCCCTCGACGGCTTCCTGCACGCTCGGCTCGATGATCTCGGCAATGGCGACCGGCTCAAAGTATGGTAAGCTTGCGACAAGTCTGGGATAGTCTTGAGAGTTTGGTACTCCAATCGCAGGAACCGACCCCTGTGGTGTAAGCGGAATTGGTGAACTCATGGCACTCCCCCAACAATGCCGATCGCAAAAGGACCGCGCCCGTGCCTAAGGGAAAACCTATATCCAAACCCTATGAGAAACATGGTCTTACTATCGGCGGGGGAAAACCTCCTCGCATTTATAGTACTTGGCAGGACATGAAAGGCCGCTGCTATGATCCGAATGATAAACGCTGGAAAGATTACGGAGGTCGCGGCATTACGGTTTGTGAACGCTGGCGACTGTCGGTTACTGATTTTATTAAGGATATGGGCGACCATCCTGGTCCCGAATATTCGCTCGATCGCATCAACAATAATGGCAACTACGAACCTGGCAATTGCCGATGGGCAACTCGTGTTGAGCAGGCTCGAAATACGAGGCAAACCAAAGCTAATAAATTGATTGTCAGAGCAATTCGCATTCTGCGAGAGCACGATGGCTTCACGTATGACGCCCTCGCGGAAATGCTTTCCCTCAAAAGAATGACGGTCGCGCAAATTGCGACTGGAAGAAACTGGAAGTGGGAATAGCATTTACTCAGCCGCCTTTTTCGGAAAGTGTTTAACGACGTCGGTGGGTTTGTTGACCTCGGCCTGCAGCCGGTTGATCACCGGCACGCCATATTTGCCGGGAAGCTCCCACAGCGCCGCGATGATGATCTGCCAATCGGCAGCCGGGAGCGTTACCGTTTG